GCGAGCTCAACGGCGTCTGGCAATTTGACCACCGGTTCAGAGTGATGGATACGGTCGGCGTGACCGCTACGTATCCATCGTGAGGTGAGTGACACATGGCGACACTGACGGCAGAGCAGATTCTCGCATCGAACGACGCCGGACTCATGGGGCCGATCACCGTGCCCGAGTGGGGCGGTGACGTGTTCATTCGCGTGATGAGCGTCGGAGAGCGTGACTCCTATGAGCGGTTGTGGATTGGGAAGAAAGACTCCGGCATCGAGAACTTCCGGTCGGAGTACCTCGCCCGCTGCCTCTGCAATGAGAAGGGCGAGCTGCTCTTCACCCGTGCCCAGGTCGTCGCACTCGCGAGCCGCAGCGGTGCGGTCGTCGGTCGGCTCTTCGACTCGGCGCTGAAGCACAACAACATGACGGAGGCCGATGTCGAGCAGCTCGCAAAAAACTAAACGCCTCGCCTTCGCGGAGGTTTCTCTTCGCGCTGGCGGGGCATCTGCGGATGACCGTTCGCGAGTTGTGCGAGCGGATGGATTCGCGGGAGTTGAGCGAGTGGATGGCATACACGAGGTATTTCGTCCCGCTATCCGACCCGTGGCTCCAGACAGGACTGCTCGCCTCGATCGCGATGGCACCGTACACGGACCCGAAGAGAGGCAAGCCGCCGACGGCTGAGGACTTCATACCGAAGGCTCGACCACCGCAGCACGAGTCGCAGGACCGCGAGGCGATCCTACGGCTACGGCGTGAGATGGGGATCATCGACTAATCATGGCGAACATCCTCGGACTCGCGCTGAAGATCTCAGCGGACTCGACGCAACTGAAGCTCACGCCCGCAGAGCGTGCTCTTCAGACGCTCGGTGCCGAGGCGGCGAAGCTCACCGGCGTCTTCGAGCAGTTCACGGGCGAGAGCACAGCGGCAGCGGCGGCACAGCAGAAGTTCGCCACCGACCTCGCATTTTTGAACTCGGCGCTGAAGACAGGGCAGGTCACCGCCCAGCAATACGCCGAAGAGTTCGCGAACCTCGCCCAGGCGTCGGAGCAGGAAGCCGCCGCGCTCCGCGAGGCGGCCCGAATCACCGAGTCGGTGCGGACGCCGTTCGAGCGGTTCCAGCGCACGGCTGGCGAACTCGCGGTCCAACTTGAAGCGGGGCGGATCTCTCAAGAGACGTACAACCGGGCGGTCGAGCAGGCGTCTCGTGGGCTGACCGACGCCGAGCGTGCGTCGGCCGGACTCGCGGCCCGCACCGCTCAGATCGCCGACGCTGGCGGGCAGGCACAACTCCAGTTCAACGAGCTCTCTGGCATCTTCTCGATTCTGCCCGGCCCGCTCGGAAACATCGCTGGACGCATCTCGGGCATCTCGTCAGCGAGCGAGGGGCTGTCTCGGGTTTTCGCTGGCGGCCTGTCGCAGGGCGTCTCGGCGATCGGTGCGTCTGTCGCTGCGCTAGCGAATCCCTTCACGATTGCGGCGGCTGGGATCGTGGCAACAGGGGTGGCAGCACAGCAGGTTGTCGCAGGTCTGCTTCGCCTGGAGGACCGCGTCGAGAGTCTCGGGAACACGGCCGACAAACTCGGGCTGTCGTTCGAGTTCATCCAGACGCTCGAAGAATCTGCGAATCGCAGCGGCACCAGCATCGACGCAGTGAGCGCGGCGTTCGGTCGGCTCCAGAAGTCGGTGCTCGGCGTCGATGAGGAGAGCAAGGCAGCACAGAAGGCGCTCGCCGAGATCGGCGTCACGTCGCAAGAGCTTGCGGACCTTGACCCGCAAGAGCAGTACCTCAAGATCGGGCAGGCGCTCGCTGGAATCGAAGACCCGGCGAAGAGAACTGCAACGGCTATCGCTCTGTTTGGCAAGACCGGCACCGACCTCATTCCGTTCTTCAACAACATCGCCGGTGCGTCTGCCGACATGGAGCGATTCAACGCCACGCTGTCGGCGGTTGATCGAACTCGCATCGACGGACTTGGCACGGCGTTCGACGGAGTTGCCGTAGCGCTGCGTGGCTTCGGGCAGGAACTGCTCACGCCCTTTATCGGCATCACGCAGTCCATCAGCGAGGGACTGTCGCCTGCGCTGACGACGCTCGGGCGTCTTCTTGGTTCTGTGCTCGATGCGATTTCACCATTCACAAGTGCTCTCGGGCTCGTCGCAAATGTTGCTCTTCAGGTTGCGTCTACCGTCGGGAGGCTCGTTGGCGTCGCGCTAGAACCTCTTGCCACGGTTGGCCGCGCGCTATCGTCTGCATTCGATGTCTTGAGCCAGACGTTCTCGCGGTCATTCGACGCAGTCAATTCTGTCATCGGCTCGGTTGGTCGGTTCCTTCAGTTCGAGGGATCGATTGCGGCCGTGTCGAGAGCGTTATCCGCCGTCGCGTCCACGGTCGCTGAGACGCTCTCGCCCATATTCGAGCGGCTGTCCGAAATCGGCCAGCGAGTCGGTGCAATCCTGTCGGCGGCATTCGAGAAACTCGGGGCGTTCTTCGCGTCGTTCGCGAGCTCGACCGTCACGCGCATCGGCGAAGTCATCTCAACGCTCCTAGAGGTGACTGGCATCTCCGACACAGTGGCCGCTGTCGCCGAACGCATCGGTGAAGTGTTCGGGTCTGCGTACGACATCGTCAGTGGCGTCGTCTCGACGATCGGCGGGCTGATCGAGCGAGTGCTGAAGTTTGCCGAGGACTGGCTCGGGATCACGGCGACGATTGCCGAACCGGTCGAGGCCACGATCGAGGTAGACGCTGGCGACACGATCGCGGATCTGATTGCTGAGAACAAGGAGCTCGGCAAGGTCATCGACGGCATCACGAAGAGCGTCAGCGACGCGATCAACGAATCGGCACAGTTCGGGCAGGCGGGCTTCGACGCTGCACTGCAATACCAGCAGAGCATCGACGACCTCAAGGAGAAGCTGTCGGCCGGTCTCTTCAACGAGGAGACGTTCCGCATCGAGGCAGAGAAAGCCCGCGTTGCATTCAAGAGTGAGCTCGACCGGATAAGCCAAGACGCCCGATTGGAGATCCAGATCGAGGAAAACGCCGCGCGTGTGCTCGACGGACTGCGGCAGCAGATCAATGAAGTGGTCAGCGACTCGGCGCGTCTCGGGCAAGCGGGATTTGATGCCGCGCTGACATACCAAAGCGCGATCGAGCGTCTCCAACAGCAGTTTGAGCAGGGCATCCTCAACGAAACAACGCTCGCCAGCGAGGCGAAGAGGGCACGCGAAGAGTACGACCTGCAAGTCAAAGCGATCGAGCAGGCGACGGCCGCACAGCAGCAGCAGATTGACAACGACCAGCGTCGCATCGAGTCGCTGCTTCAAGTGAACACGACAGCGCAGCGGATCACAGACGACATCGCGTCGGTCGATCGCGAGATCACGAGGGTACAAGAAGAGTTCGCTCGGGCCGTTGACGAGCTCGACGGTGCTGCTGCAATCAATGCGCAGCGTCGCATCGAAGAGCTAGGTCAACTCCAGCAGCGGTTGTCGGTCGATTTACAGGCAGCCGCTGCCGGGTTCGAGCAAGGGTTTGACGCTGCATTCGCGCAGACTGGCGGCAACTTCAACCGTCTCGCCGAGCAGGCCGCACAGTTCGGCGAGGCTGGCAACGCAGCCGCCGCACGCCTCCAAGAAGGCATCGCTGCCGCACAGGAGCAGGCCCGTGACGGCATCCTCAACCGCGAGGCGTTCGAGGCCGAGGTCGCCCGGCAGCAGCAACTCTTCGAGCAGGAACTCGCGAACGTCAAAGCGGTCGCCGACGAGCGGGCGAAGGTGAACGAACTCGTCGATCAGCGGTTCCTCCTCGCCCGGTTCGGCGGCGATCAGCAACGCCTCACGGCGGCACAGAACCTCGCGGCACTGGAGCGAGAGATCGGGCGCGTTCAGGCTGACGTGCAGGCGGCCCGTGCTGCCGGGAACCAGGAGGAGGTGAACGCTGGGATCGCCCGCCTCGGGCAACTCGACCAAGTCGCCGCACAGGAGCGCGACATCGCGAGCGGTCGTCGTCAGTTGGAGCAACAACTCGGGCAGCAACGCGAGCAATACCTCAAGCAGTTGGAGCAGCAACAGCAACAAGCCCAACAAGCCCAGCAAAAGTACCTGGAAGAGCAGGCGAAGGCCGTCGAGGCAGAGAACCAGCGGCAGGTCGCCCGCATCCGCGAGCTCAACACGCTCGGCAGCGGTGTCATCCAGGGCAACGACATCCGCACCGCCGAAGGTGCGGCGTTGTTTTTGAACCTCGCCGCCAACCAGCAAGACCCGGCGCTCATCGAGGCGCGGCTCCAGACACGGCGGCTGACAGAACTTCGTGACACGCTCGTGGCAATCTCAGCACAGTTCGCCGGTCCAGTTGTTCAGATCGGTGGAGGAGTCGGCTGATGGGCGTCGCACATCATCGCGAGCTACCGCGCTCGAACAAGTTCCGCCTCGGCGAGTCTCGCGACCTCACGCGGCAGTTCGTCGTTACGCACGACGCGTCTGGGCAGGCGACGACGGCGAACCAAGTCGCCGCCGCACTGTCGCTTGACATCGGCAGCGCTCATCCCGAGTACGCCGACGTGCGGTGCGTCGAGATTGAGTACGAAGAGAACTACGAAGGCTCGCAGTACCACTCGCTCGTCACGGCGAAGTACGGCTTCCCGAGTGGCGGTCTTGACCAACTCGCGGCACCGACGAGCCGACCGGCACTGTGGACGTTCACGACGCAGGGCGCGACGGTGCCTGCGCTCTTCTACTACGATCAATCGGGCAACGCATCCACGAAGCCGCTGACCAACTCGGCCTTCGACTATTTCGAGTCGCTGACCTCAGACGAGGCGCAGTGCAAGGTGGTCATCGCGCAGAACCTCGCGACGTTCCCTTCATCGCTGGCGATCGCGCTCACGAACACGATCAACTCGACGAGTTGGATCGGCGGTGCGACGCATTGCTGGAAATGCCAAGGCATCTCGGGCGAACTCAAGTTCGAGGAATACGGCGGAACCCTGCATCGCTTCTGGGCGGTGAAGGTCGAGCTCCTGTTTCGTCAGACCGGCTGGCCGCTGCAACTGCCCGACGTGGGATTCAATTTCTTGGGCGGCGGACAGAAGCGTCGTGCAATGGTGTTCGACTTCGAGAATGCGGAGTGGGTCGCGTCGCCCGGCCCGGTCGGGCTCGACGGCAGCGGCGCGCAGACACTCGGCGCTCCCGCGATCCTCACGAGGCGTGTGCACCGCGAGGTGGACTTCAACAGTTACTTCGGCTCCCCGCCCGCGTAGGAGGCTCCCCATGCCAGACATCACGTACAACGTGCAGGTGAGCGCCTCGCGTGGCGCTCTCGTCCAGCAGTTCTTCGCCAATGGCATCACGACCGACATGAGCACGACCGGCGTGCTCGCGGCGACGCTCGATCTCACGACGGCGACGAGCCAGTTCGTGACGAGTGCCGCCTCGACGCTCGGGCTGTGCTTCGCCCGCTCGCTCGTGACGAG